TAGGTCAAAGACCCCATCTCAGCGCTAAAGGAATGGGCGTGCATAGTGTGAGTTTAGGTAAAAGACCCCATCTCAGCGCTAAAGGAATGGGCGTGCAAGAACCATATAACGTAAACATCTATTCATGGTTTCGGCAACTATCCGAAAGGTTACGAAATGTACGGGTTGTATGTGGAGAGTGGGATAGAATTTGTGGTGGCAATTGGCAGGGTGGCCATTGGAAAGATGTTGGCGTTTTCTTTGATCCTCCGTATGGCGTGGAAGATCGTGCCGATAATATTTATCATTGCGATTCAACTACTGTAGCGAAAGATGTAAGAGAATGGTGTAAAGAAAGAGGAAAAAATAAAAACTATCGAATTGTTTTGGCGGGATACGAAGAGCATGAAGAATTGCTGTCGTTAGGGTGGACTATTGAGTCATGGAAAACCAGTGGAGGATACGGAAAAACCAAAAGGCGGAAAAAAACCGGTAGGGGACAGGAAAACCGTAAAAGGGAAATGTTGTACTTTTCTCCGGCATGTCGTCACACAAAAATTCGAAGTTTGTTTTAAGGAGAAATCATGCTTCATATCACTTACAGACCACGATCCTGGCGCGAAGTTATTGGCAATGCAGATACGGTGAAATACCTGGAAGCAGCAGTAGACAATCCCAACCGTCCCCATGCTTACCTGTTCCATGGACCGACCGGTTGCGGCAAGACCACGTTGGCACGGATACTGGCAGCAGAGCTTGGTTGCGAGGGGTCGGACTTCACCGAAGTGGACGTGGCCGATTACCGGGGCATAGACAGCGTGCGGGAGATCCGCCAACAGATGCACATGGCCCCGTTGATGGGCCAGTGCCGAGTATGGCTACTTGATGAGGCCCACAAAATGACATCTGATGCAATGTCGGCCTTGCTCAAAGCATTGGAAGACACCCCATCGCATACTTACTTCATGTTGGCCACTACAGATCCCAAAAAGCTGCTACCGACCATCCAGAACCGCTGCACACCTTGCCCAGTGGAACGGTTGGAATATGAGCAAATGGAAAGGCTGGTGCTGCGTACTTACCGCCGTGCCGTAGGCAAAGAAGGTGCCGTAGGCAAAGAAGGTGCCGTGGACAAAGACGCAGTGGCGCAGATATGCGAAGTTGCAGATGGGTGTCCAAGACAAGCATTGGTGTTGCTGGAGAAACACATCGCCAATCCCGATGCGCCAATAGAGGTGCTGAACCAGGACAGCAAGGAAATCATCGACCTGTGCCGCACACTGCTAAAACGCCAAAGCTGGGCAACAGTGCGCAAAGTATTGACGGCGTTGAAAGGACAAGATCATGAGGACATCCGCAGGGCAGTGCTGGGTTATGCTACGGCAGTGATGTTGAAAGAAGACAATGCACAGGCATTGGTACTGTTGGATGTTTTCAAAGAACCATTTTACAACAGCGGATGGCCCGGAGTAGTATGGGCTTGCGCAATTTGTGTTCAAAAAGAATAATAGAGGGCCGCGAAAACGGTTGTTGCCTGTATAATATAAATACCAAATGTTAATTCTTTGAAAATTTCACTGGTGGTGCAGATTGCGGATACTTCATCGGAAAGGCCGCTTTCGCTTGTTCCCCAGTGATACAGTTTGCCGATGGCGCAGGGTGCGGTTTCATCATACTTTTAATATGAAAAAGACGCCGCTCCCGCTTGTTCCTCGGCAATATGTAAGCCGTTGGTGAAGGTTGCGGGTACTTCAATGGGTGAAAATATTCCGCAACCGCTTGTTCCACGGCTTTTAAATCCTCAACCAAAGGAGAAAAACATGAATCTTGTTCCTTTTGATATCAAAGATAGAATTAAAGAAATCTATAATAATTCTGATTCTTTAATAAAAAGGATTCGTGTTGTTTGTAAAAACGGAATGCAAATATCTGTTGTTAGTTCACCTTACGCATTTTGTGACAAAGAACGCCCATTTGAAATTGCAATTTTAGACAAAAATGGAAATTTTGTTAAAACGAAAAATGATGATGAAGTAGAAGGTTTTTGTACTGAAGTAGAAGTATGTCAAACGATAAGAAGAGTGGCAACAATCTTATAAAAATAAAAGGAGAAAAACGATGGCAAAGCTCAATGTTCCTCGTTCCCCGACTCACACTCACGAAGGCGGAATCGCCAAACATATCAATACAGCGCAACAACTGCGCCGGTCGGTCATGGCATGTATGCTTTGGGAAAAATCATTTTACGAAAATGGAGAGGATGTTGCTGCTCGCATTCATGATCTCGTTCCTAAAGTACAACCGAATATTGTGGCTAACCTGGCAGTTGAAGCACGTGAACGGATGAAGCTTCGTCATGTTCCACTATTGCTGGTACGAGAAATGGCTTTTCACCAGTCCCATAAGCATTTGGTAGGTAACACGCTTGAGCGGATCATCCAGCGTGCTGATGAATTGTCCGAATTTCTTTCCATTTATTGGAAGGACGGACGACAGCCGCTTTCCGCGCAAGTGAAAAAGGGGCTGGCGCGGGCCTTTCGGAAATTTAACGCCTACCAGCTCGCCAAATATAACCGCGACGGTGCCATTAAGCTGCGCGACGTGTTATTCTTGTGTCATGCCAAGCCCAAGGACGAAGAACAGGCAGCGGTATGGAAGAAGCTGGTAGATGGTAAATTGGAAGCACCAGATACTTGGGAAGTGGCCTTGTCTTCTGGTGCTGACAAGAAGGAGGCGTGGACTCGGTTGTTGTCGGAAAACAAGTTGGGGGCGTTGGCTCTGCTTCGGAACCTTCGCAATATGGATCAAGCTGGTGTTGACAGGAGGCTTGTCGTTAAGGCGCTAAACGAAATGAAGGTTGAGCGCGTTCTCCCTTTCCGATTCATTTCCGCCGCCCGCTACGCACCGCAGCTTGAGCCGGAGTTGGAATCTGCCATGCTTAAATGCTTGACCATCCAAGAGCCGCTTCCAGGCCATACTGTGTTGTTGGTGGACGTTTCTGGTTCGATGGATAGTGCTGTATCTATTAAGTCGGAAATCACTCGTCTTGATGCGGCTTGCGGTGTTGCCATGTTGGCCTGTGAGATTTGCGAACAGGTGGATATTTTCACTTTTTCGATGAAACTTTGCCGTGTTCCTGCTCGTCGTGGATTTGCCCTTCGGGATGCAATTGTGGACAGCCAAGAACACAGCGGTACCCCTTTGGGGGAGGCTGTAAAATCCATTTATTTGGAAAAGGGAAGAAACATTGGGATGGCGCATTTTGGTTATCACGGCCGGTGCGAGATTGGATATCAAGGACAGGGCTTGCGGCCTGATCGATTGATTGTTATTACCGATGAGCAATCAGCGGACAAAGTTCCCGATCCGATTGGAAGGGGCTACATGATCAATGTGGCTACCAACCAAAACGGTGTTGGGTATGGTTCTTGGATTCATATCGATGGATGGAGTGAGGCGGTTATTGACTACATTAGGGAATATGAGAAAGGAGACGAATAAAAATGGACCAATTGTCAACAGATTCAAGATTTGAGGTGGACCGGAGATTCTTGGACAAAGAGTGGGAAGGGCAACCGGCATTGTTTTTGGAATATGCGGAACAGTTGGCAGAAGCCAACGCCGAGGTAGATGAACTTAAAGACCGATTGGAAAAGATCAAGGCTGAATTGGATTTAGAAGCTCGTGATGATCTGACAGGAAAGGCTGGAAAGTTTACTGAAGCAATGGTGTCGTCTTGGGTTTTTCGCAATGAGCGGTATATTGTAGCCTTGAACGATCTGCGTGAAGCCCAACGTAAGGCCGCAATCCTCAAAGCAGAAGTCCAGGCATTGGATCAACGCAAGGCCGCGCTGGAGAATTTGGTGCGATTGCACGGGCAGGAATATTATGCCGTACCCACTACCACACCGGAAGATCGTGCCGAATACAACAAAAACAAGGCCAATGAGGCAGTACGCGGAGCTATGAAGAGAGGCAAGAAATGATGAAATTATATTACCCACTAAGTTTCTTACTCATTGTGTTCCTTGGGGTCCTTCTGCAACAAGAACTGGTGGCAGCTCTGTCTGCAGGCTCAAAGATTTTTATCGTTGCGAAATACATTGTAGCAAGTTTGTCTGTTTCCGTTTTGTTGGCAAAGATAACCACGTAAACACTAAAAGGAGAAGAGCGCATGGCAATTCCTACCAGAAAACCCAAGGCAGCAGGACGTGCGGCAGTGCCCCGAATGAACCGCGACCGCGTGAAGCAGCGTGCAGTTGAGAACAGTAAGTCTTCCAGCGGCAGCACCACCTATAACACGGGACTGGACTTCTTCAAGCCAGTCAAAGGCACCCAAGTAGTCCGAATCTTGCCTTACATCGTCACGGACAAAAATCACCCCGACCGGGTGCCCGCAGGAGAACTGTGGTATCGTCGTCCGATGAAGGTCCACTTCGGCGTAGGGCCGGAAGAAAAGGCCCGTATCTGTCCCACAACCTTCGGCAAGCGGTGTCCCATCTGTGAGTATGCATTGGAACGGCGTCGCAGTGGGGATGCCACCGACGAAGAACTGCGGCAAATGAAAGCCAAAGACCGAGATCTGTTCCTGGTCGTTGATCCGGCCAATCCCGATGAGGTAATGTCGTGGGAAATCAGTTTCCACAACTTCACCAAAATGCTCAACCGGGAAATCAACGAAAATCCCGATGAGTTGGCGGGTTTTGCGGATTTGATCGACGGCTTGGACGTCAAGGTTCGATTCGCAGAATCCAGTATGGGTTCCACCAAATTCTTGGAAGCAGACCGCATCGATTTCATTCCGCGACGCAAGCCGCAAGATCCCGGTATTCTGAACGATCTACCTGCGTTGGACGATTGCCTGGTGGTGTTGGGATACAAGGAACTGGAAGCTGAGTTCTTGGGCGTCCCCGTGGAAGAACCTGAAGAACCTGAAGAACCTGAAGAACCTGAAGAACCTGAAGAACCTGAAGAACCTGAAGAACCTGAAGAACCT